TAGTGATAGCGCTTGCGATGAATGGAACACCTGGTGGTGGTAGTGGTTGGTGTCGTCGTCCGGCCGGGATCCGTTCCCGAGCCTTTGACTCTTCTTGCACGGGAGCCCCTTTGGGGGCGTCTACCGTGACCGCGTTTCTGACGTGTGTTTGCGCTGACCCCGCAAGTACCTCGACAATGCCTCTGGCGTTGTCGTTGTCTCGTGGGAGATTCTCAACAAGATATTCAGTAGTACGTACTTTGATCCCGACGAATGCGAGTAAGTCGTGGACTGGGGCGTCGTCTACCATTGGGTCTAGCTTCCTGCGGATTAGTTTCTGTATGTTAGCCGGATTGACTGGATTAGCCGACTTCCACAGTTTGCTTACGCTCGTAATCTCGTCGAGGATCTTGTGACACAACTTGTTCATTGACCACCGACTCTTTTCTCGCGTGGACTTGTCGAAAGACGGGTCCCACGAGGTGTAAGACAAGACCTTAGCAGTCATGTCTGAAAGTGCAGCCGATAATCGCTTCGGTTGTGCGCTAGCGCTAAGCCGCTCCGGGTACGTCTGAACCTCTTCCATCAAGTCCTTGAGTAGGGCTCGAAGGTGAGTGGGTGCAGTCGTTAGGCGTCGCGTCCGCGCGATACGCTTCCCGGCTTCGGGCTGTCCTCCTAGGATGACAGCAGCAGCTTTTCGGAAGAGTGGTGGGGCCGCTTGCTTTCCCGGCAGCCCCCACCCTCCCAGTTCGGTTGGCCAATGCAGAGGTAACCCTGAACCGACCCACCTGGCGAATGTCCGCCCATGCACGTTCCGTGCTACGGCCATCGCCGCCTCCTTCCTCCACGGCTCGCGACAACGCTCCCACTCATGTGAGAGCGTGCCCGCGAGGGAGAGGTATAGAGGGGTCTTCTCGTCTTGTCGATCATCCCCTCGCCGTTTCGCCGCTATTAGCGCAGACAGCTTGGGACGCATCGACAGTCGGAGTCGGGAGAAGTATGCCAGCCTTCGTGCCGGCATTTGTTGGACTAACTTCAGCCTGATCCACTCATAGAGTGTACCAGGGGCGGGCTCCGTGAGATCCCGCCATTGTTGTTCCTGCTTCCCCTCTGCCGACTCGGGGTCCACGACCGGCACGAAACCCCCTCTCCGGAGGGGGTGGCGTTTGTCGGTCGTTCGATACCCGTTAGGCAGGGACGGAGTGGGAGTGCTCAGTAAGAAGAGCTTCTCCACGAAGACCAATCCGGTTCTCGAGGAGTAAGTCTTGTACTTGTTGAGTACCAGTCCCACTTCCGACAGCGTGTCGTAGTATGCAGCTTCTGCTGCGACTGTCCACGCCGCCCCGAAATCGTCACCACAGACGACATAGGGGTTACCACTGAGATTGCACTTCTGCATCGCCTGTTCGCCGCAAAAGTCCTGGAGTTCACTGAGAGTAAGCCACGCGAGTGGCAGGCCCATCAAGGCCCCGTTATGGCTAACGAAGCTCTCGGTGTTTCCTGGCTCTCCCGTGGGGATATTCCTCATGGGCGACGCCAAGAGCAGATAGCCCATCTCGCGCTCGAGATCCGGCATTCTGTCCCCCAGGGCCTTGCAGTAGCCCCTCCACACTGCCGCTGACGCCTGGTGGTGGAGGTAATCACTGGCTGCTGTAAGATCGGCGCTCG